ACTTACCCGATGAACCATAAAGTATACAGATAACAATCTATGTTCTTGTATAGTGTATACAATCCTGTATGCAATTGTGTGTGCAATCAAGTACCCCAATAATGGTGCTTAGTGAGTACTCACTATCATTATGCAAATCTTGCATAGTTTGCGACTACTAACTTAATCATGTTAGCAGGTACTCACTTACTTATAAGTTAGCGTGTACTCACTAACATCTAAGTTAGCAAGTACTTACTTAGCCTTTAGTTAGTGTGTGCTTACAAACATGGGGGGGAGGGGGTGTGTGTGGTGTGAGAGATTTTGTGGTGCCTCCTATCCACAAGAAAAGCCAACCTAGGATTACCTACAAAAATGACTAGCTTTTGTTGGGAAGGGAGTAGGTGCTACAGACGGGTGGTGGTAGGGTATAGACGAGTTCAGGCACCCGTGAGGGTTGATCTTCTTTTCAGAAGTGAACCTCTTGTTTATCTAAGCTAACCAGTATCTTGTTTGTCAGACAAGTGGCTCAGACTACATTTCCCGTTCACCTTGCCATGATTCATCCCGAATGATGGGGGGTTACTTAAGAGTCGCCTGACTCGCTACGATTATCCTAATTGGTCGGTTCCACCGCATAGAGGGCTGGGTGATGGCCCCGTGAAGAATGTACTAGGGTTTACCCCACTTGTCAAACAATGTATAGTTCACCAAACTTCCATAACTGGGTAAAGTATGAATGTGATTGATGCACTGCCAAACAACCTAAAGAAAAAAGGTCGCCCCAAGGGTGCTGTGAACAAGAAGTTCACTATGGCTACCTATGCTGAAAGACCTGCGGCTCTCCTGCCAAAGACTGAAGTTCAGCGCATCAAAGAACTCAAAGACCTCCTGATAAACAGTGCTGGTTCTAATGTTGTTCACAAAGCAATTGAGATTGCCATGAATGATGAACACCCCGCACAGGCGGCTATGCTCAAACTCTGTATGGATAGAATGCTTCCCGTCAGCCTGTTTGAGAAAGAAGGCAAGCAAAGGAATGCCGTTACCATCAACATCACAGGCATTGGTGGCGTAGAGATTGAACCCCTGCAAGATGTGACTGATGTACAAGCGAAGGAATAAAAGTGGATTTCCTTGTCAAAATGTATGGAACAAGAAAGCCTTTCCCTGGTGAACTTGACTTTTTCAAGCAAAGACCAGAGGTTGGCGGCATGGCTGCTGAAGATGACAAAATCATTCTGAACCCATACTCAGAACTAAGCCCTGTTGAACAACAAGCAGTTGCAAGAAATGAGGCTTTGCGGATTTACATGAGGCAAAACAATGTTGCTCCAAACTTTGACTTAACAAAGTCTCAGGAAAAAATGTTTGCTGGAACAGAATACGAGAAAGACCCTGTAGCTGCCAAACAATCTATCTTAGCTAGGATTCTTTCTAACGATCCATCTGCAAAAAATGCCACACTAGATCAAACTCTTGAGGCTCAAAAGCTACAAGATCAGGTCATGCAAATGATGAAGAAATAATGTCTGACCTCAACTTCTCACTCCTTCCTTGGCAACAAACAGTCTTTGCTGACAAAACAAGGTTTAAGGTTGTGGCTGCTGGTCGGCGTTGTGGTAAGTCTAGGTTAGCGGCTACTACGCTAATTATTGAAGCATTGCGTTGCCCAGCAGGAAGTGCAGTTCTCTATGTTGCGCCTACCAATGGACAGGCTAGGCAGATCATTTGGGATGTGTTGTTGGAGATTGGACGGGATGTTATCCAGGCTAGTCACATCAACAATATGGACATCACCATGATAAATGGTGCAAAGATTTATGTTCGTGGTGCTGATAGACCAGATACCCTGCGGGGTGTGTCACTTACCTATGCGGTGCTAGACGAGGTTGCGGACATTAAGCCTGAAGCCTGGGAGCAGGTTATTAGGGCTTCTTTGTCAGACAAAAAGGGCAGAGCCATATTCATCGGTACTCCCAAGGGCCGCAACTGGTTCTATGATCTGTTCAAGATGGGCCAAGAAGAGTCCGATCCTGATTGGAAGTCATGGCACTTCACAACCCAAGACAACCCATTGATAGACCCAACTGAGATTGAGTCTGCCAAGAAAACGCTGAGTTCATTTGCTTTCAAGCAGGAATACTTGGCGTCCTTTGACAACGCAGGAAGCGATGTTTTTAAAGAAGATTGGATCAAATATGGTGTGGAACCTGAGTATGGTAGTTACTTCATTGCAATCGACTTGGCAGGATTTGAAGAAGTGGCTAAACAAGCTGCTAACGCGAAAAAAAGACTAGATGAGAGCGCCATTGCAGTGGTCAAAGTCACTGATGATGGCAAGTGGTTTGTCAAAGAGATTGACCACGGGCGGTGGGACATTCGGGAAACTGCTGCCAAAATCCTGATGAAGATGCGAGATTACAGGCCAATTTCGGTGGGAATCGAGCGTGGAGCACTTAAAAACGCTGTTTTGCCCTACCTCAGTGACCTGATGCGGAAAAATAATGTATATTCCCACATAGTTGACCTAACGCATGGCAACAGGAAAAAGACAGACAGAATCATCTGGAGTCTCCAAGGGCGGTTTGAGCATGGGCGTATTGTGCTGAACTCTGAAGAAGATTGGGACGCATTCACCGATCAACTCTTGATGTTTCCTGCCAATGGCGTACATGATGATCTTCCTGATGCTTTGAGTTATATTGACCAATTGGCTGTAACATCTTACTTTGAGGCCGAAGAAGATGAGGAGTGGGAGCCTGTAGATATCATATCGGGGGTTTAATGGCAACAGATAAGCAAGAAAAGCTAGAGCAAAATGAGTTTTATGAGCCTACTGAGGCTGATAAAGAACTGACTGATTTTGTTACTGACCATTGCAACCGCTGGCGTGACTACAGAGATACCAACTTCCTTCCCGATTGGCTTGAATACGAGCGAATCTTTCGTGGACAGTGGGCATCTGAAGACAAAACCCGTGAGTCTGAGCGTTCACGCATCGTAACCCCTGCCACCCAACAAGCTGTAGAAACCCGCCATGCTGAGATCATGGAAGCCATCTTTGGTCAAGGCGAGTTCTTTGACATTCAAGACGATATTCGGGATGTGAACAACAATCCCATTGATGTGGGCATCATTAAAGCCCAGTTGATGGAGGATTTCAAGCGGGACAAGATTCGCAAATCCATTGATGCCATTGAATTGATGGCAGAAATCTACGGCACAGGCATTGGCGAGATTGTCGTTAAGACTGAAAAGCAGTTTGTACCCTCTACTCAGGCAATTCCTGGGCAAATGGGTCAAGCCGCCATTGGCGTAGTGGAAAAAGATCGTATTTCGGTCAAGATTTCACCTGTAAATCCAAAGAACTTCCTTTTTGACCCCAATGGAACCTCAGTCGATGACTGTATGGGGGTGGCAATTGAGAAGTACATCTCCATTCACAAGATTGTTGAAGGCATTGAGCGTGGTATCTACCGCAAAGTAGACATTACGCCCACTTATGAAGATACTGACTTGGAACCCACCCAAGAGGTAAGCCAGTATCAGGATGAAAAGGTACTTTTGCTGACCTACTATGGTCTGGTTCCCCGTGAGTACCTAGAGAACCTTGAGGAAAACAAGAATATTGTTGATTTGTTCCCTGAGAGTTCCGCTGCTGAAGAATATTCAGACATGGTTGAGGCCATTGTCGTGATTGCCAACGATGGGCAGTTGCTCAAAGCAGAGGCAAATCCTTACATGATGAAGGATCGTCCTGTTCTGACCTACCAAGATGACACTGTTCCCAATCGTCTGCTTGGGCGTGGCACAGTGGAAAAAGCCTTCAATATGCAGAAAGCTATTGATGCTCAGATTCGTTCTCACCTGGATTCATTGGCGCTGACCACTAGCCCCATGATTGCAATGGATGCAACCCGTCTGCCCCGTGGTGCTAAGTTTGAAGTCAAGCCTGGGAAGGCAATTCTCACCAATGGCGCACCTTCAGAGATTCTGTATCCCTTCAAGTTTGGGCAGACTGATGGCAACAACCTAGCCACCGCCAAGGATTTCGAGCGTATGCTCCTGCAATCCACGGGAACTTTAGATTCTCAAGGCATGGTCAGTGCTGGTGCTAGAGACATGGGCCAAGGCGGTATGTCTATGGCAGTTGCCACCATCATCAAGAAGTACAAGCGTACTCTGGTGAACTTCCAAGAAGACTTCCTGATCCCCTTCATCCAGAAGGCGGCTTTCAGGTATATGCAGTTTGACCCAGAGCGTTACCCCTCTGTGGACATGACCTTCATTCCTACTGCAACCTTGGGCATCATTGCCCGTGAGCATGAACAACAGATGTTCATTGGCTTGCTCCAGACCCTTGGCCCCAACACTCCTGTGTTGCCACTGATTCTGAAAGGTGTTTTGGCTAATTCTTCACTGACCAACCGCTATGAACTGATGGAGCAGTTGGACAAGATGAGCCAACCTAACCCGCAAGCAGAGCAAATGCAACAGATGCAACAGCAGTTGGCTATGCAAGCTGCACAGGCTCAGATTGCTGTTAATACAACTCAAGCTGAACAAAATCGGGCAGAGGCTCAGAAGTTGTCGATTGAAGCGCAGTTGATGCCTCAAGAAGTACAAGCCAAGAACATGGCGGCAATGACCAAGAACCTGCCAAATGAAGACGATGCGGGTTCAAAAGAGTTTGATAAGCGGGTTAAGATTGCTGAATTGATGCTCAAAGAAGCTGACATTAAGAACAAGTCCAAGATTGTCGAGTTGCAAATGGCTGACAAGAAGGGCAAAATGTCGAGCGTTGAAGATGAGTTTCTCAATCGTCTTTCAAGGGAATTGACCTAAATGGACATTGCCGATCTTGAGCGTAAGCTAGGAATTGATGGAATCTCTGCTGAACAGCAGATGGAGATCATTACTGCTTTGCAACAGTCTGCCGCTGAGAAGATTGCCAAGGCTAAGAGCGAGTCTATTGGCAAGGGTGCTGAACTTGTTATCCAAGGCTTGAAGAAGATCAAGTCAGACATGGAGCAAAAGTTTGCTCAGTTGAATGGCGAGATTCAGAGCAAAGTTGCCTCTGTACAAGATGGTCAGGATGGCAAGAATGGCAAAGATGGACGAGATGGCAAGCAAGGGCCAGCAGGTTCAAGGGGGCCAGCAGGAAGAGATGGTGTTCCTGGGCGTGATGGAGTCGATGGCGATAACGGCACTGGTGTTGCCTCTGCTCGTATTGATTTTGATGGTAGTCTTGTTATCGTCCTTGATAATGGTCGTGAGATTAATGTTGGTGAGGTTGTTCCTTTTGATGTTGCTGAACGCATCAAAGTCATTACTAATGGTGGCGGCACTTCTCAGTCTGTACTTGATACTCTGACAAGTCTTCAGTCTCAAATTACGGCTCTGTCTGGATTTGTAAACTATGAAGGCACTTGGAACGCATCAACCAACACCCCAACCCTTGTTTCTAGCGTAGGAACAAAGGGAGACTACTATGTTGTCTCTGTAACAGGCTCAACCAATCTCAATGGCATTACCACTTGGACTCAAGGCGATTGGGCTATCTTTAATGGTACTGCTTGGGAAAAAGTTGATAACACTGACCTTGTAACTTCAGTTGCAGGGCGTACTGGTGCTATTACTCTGACCACTGCTGATATTGGCGGTTTAGGGACAATTGCAACTCAAGCGGCAAACAATGTCTCTATCACTGGTGGTTCAATCACAGGTATCACAGATTTAGCACTTGCTGATGGTGGTACAGGGGCATCTAATGCTGGTGATGCCAGAACCAATCTAGGCTTGGTCATAGGAACTGATGTTCTGTCTCCAAGTGGCTCGGCTGCAAGTCTGACCTCTTTTCCTACTTTTAACCAGAACACTACTGGTACAGCATCTAATGTGACGGGTACTGTTGCGGTTTTAAATGGTGGTACAGGTGCAACTACTACATCTGGAGCCAGGACTAACCTTGGCTTGGTGATTGGGACTGATGTATTGGCTCCTAATGGATCAGCGGCATCTTTGACCTCATTCCCAACATTTAACCAGAACACTACTGGAACTGCGGCATCTACACCTAAACTCTTGACTACAAACTTCACGATTGAAGAAAGTGGTGGTAAGTTGTTGTTCAAGTATGGAGCCACGACTATTGCATCAATGTCTTCAACTGGATTGATTACCTCTTCTGCAAACATTGTCTCCAATGGAACACCTTAAAGGAAAATTATGGCAACCTCAACACTAGGTTCTGGAACACTTGTTCTTGCTG